AGTAGATACAAAAGTGGTACTTGTTGTTGAAAAATAGGGGCCTGAATAAGTGCCATTAACCACCTGCAACACTTGACCAGCACTAGCTTGTGTAGTGTTATTTGGAAATATAACTCCTGAATTACCGTCAATAGTCGTTGTCATTCTGTGCCTTCTGCTGGTTCTGGTGTGTTACCTTCTGCAACCCATTTTAGATATTCTTGGTAATCGGTGTTATCTTTCGATAAAGGAATAAAATGTTTCATGTTACCATCAGTTTTTACAATGCAAGCTAATTTGCCACGAAAATTTGATAATTGATAGGTCATTTTATAACTCCGCACTTAAAGCAATAAAACAAGAAGCATTTAAAGTTCTAATGCTTCCGCAATAACCAGCAACACCGCCACTTAATGCCACTTTGTATGGTTGTGCAACATTTAAGCCAGCACCAAAAACACCACTAATATTGTCAAAAGTAATATTGCCACCTAATTTATCAAAATAATATCCAGAAGATACTGTTGTTGATGATGCTGTAGGTGCTGACCGCATCGTTGGAAAAAATACTACTGCATCCCATTCTGAAGTGTTATACCAAGTTGCAAGGCATAAACTCTTATCGTTGCCTGATAACAAAACTGTGTAATAGCGTTGGCATTTTGAATAAGTTTGAGCAATATTTTCATATTCATAACCTGTGGCCACACTTCCAACTTCCAACTGAACTCCAGTAATATAGAATGTGGCACCGTTTGTTCCTACTATTGAAGTGGCACCTGTTGCTGAATAGTAATCGCCGGTTGCCCATGCGCCAGCAGTTGTGCTTGCGGTTGTGCCAACACCAAGACCAATTCGTAATTTAATGCCAGCAGTATTATCTGTTGCCCAAGTTCCACTTGTATCACCTGCAACAGTAATTGATTTTTGTTCCCAAGTATTTGCGGCAGAAATTGTGTAAGTAAATGGGTAGCTTCTTGTTCCACCATTTTGTAAAGATCCGCCAAATGTTCCAGTTAAAGAACTACGCACCCAAAAAGATAATGTTATAGTTTTGGCGTTAGCACTTCCCCAACCTAAATCAGCAACATTAAATCCTTCAATAATTTGAGTAAGCATAAAATAACTTCCAGCAGATAATGAAGTTGCTGCTAAAGAAGTTACGCCAAGATAGTTTGTAAACCCTAATGGTGGTGTTACAGAACCAGCATTTTGTTGAACACTATAAGCAGAAGAAGTGCTTTGATAAGTATTCCATCGGTCTAAAGTGTAAGTGTTATTTGCTGGCGTAACACTAGCACCAGCATTTCTTTGGTCAATAACCATCGCACCATTGATAATGCGATTCTTCATAATAGAAGCGTTACCAGCACCAAGAGAATATCCTGTGGTGTTATTAATTTGGTCTACTGAGATTGAACCGTATGGCATTATGCAGCCCTCACTAAACAACCGCTAAAATATGTTATTGCTGAATTATTATCTAATGTGTATGCACCAGTTGACGTATAAATATAAATTTCAAAATAGTCTGATGAACCATTTGCATAAACTAATGAAGTTCCCATTAATCCAATAGTGTAACTTGTTTGCATATCCTGTAGGTGTCTATACTCAGCACCATTTTTATATATTACAAACATATTTCTTCCACCAGCAATAGTTGTATATTGCAATTGAGAAGTAAGTTGGTAATAACCAGCAACAGTAGGAGTAAAACGGCTTGAAGCAAAATTACTATTAGTATCAAATTCTTCTACTTGAAACAATACTTTAGTCCAAGTTACATTTGGAATTGATTGTGCTGAATTTTGATAAGCATAAAACGCTGGCATATTACCACTAACCATGGGTATGCCAGAAGCATCAGGAAAATTAACTGTCTGATTACTATTTGTATTCGGTGCTTGTAAGGTTAATGAACCTGAACCTGAAGGTCCTGAGCCTAGAATAATATTACTCATAGTACCACATACCTTGTGTTAGATGAAACAATAAGTTGAACACCTGTATTAACAGAGATTGGTCCAACAGAAAATGCACCACGACCTGGTTGCAATGTTGTGTTAGAAGTAATCAACGTATTATTTAAAAAAATAACATTATTGGAATCAGCAAACAAACTGGCACCAGTAGCACCAGTAGCACCTAAACCGGTAGCACCTGTGGCACCGTTGGTACCAGAAGTTCCTGTAGGACCTGTGGCACCAGTTGCACCTTGTGGTCCAGCATTTGTAGAAACTCTCCAAGTAGTACCATCATAAATCAATGTTGTCAATGAGTTGCTGATGTTAATACCTAAGTCATCAGCAATGCCTTGAATAGTAGAACCATTTCTTGCAACAAAAAGATTGTTTGCACCAAAGTTATAATCATCAGCAATCACTACCATAACACCAACTGATGGTGTACCTGGTAATGTTAGAGTGAAGGCACCAGTTGCTGTGTTGGCTAGATACTGTGTATTAGCCGAAGCACTTGTATTTGCGGAGATTCTTGTCCACGGTGCAATGACACCAGTAGCACCGGTTGGACCGGTAGCACCTGATATTCCTGACCCAGCAACGAAACTTTGATATTGCATTGATTATCCTAAATTATGATTTAGGGTATTTATCTTTGACGGCCTGAATGATTTCTGCCATGGCTTCAGGGAATACTCCTGCATGGAACAAAGCATCCAATTGGTCACCAATTGCTGGATATTCACCAGCACGGTCACGCTGATATTGTTTTGCTTCGTAGGCTGCTTGGAGTCTTACCAACTCAGCAGCAATTTGTGCTTCAGTTACAGGTGCAGTAGAAGGATTAATCCATTCTACTTCTTCACCACGCACTACTACTTCAGCACCAGGTGATAGAGATAAGATTGCATCAATTTTAGAGATTCTCATTTTGTTTCCTTTTTGTTAAATTAAGCTGCTATTTCCATAAGTGTGATTGTTGAAACTCTACCAGCAGCTTCTAAGTAAAAAGTGGCGGCATTTTCAGTCCGCATATACAATGTATAAGAAGTTGAAGAAGTTGTTGCTGGTGAATCATAATAAGTAAACGGAATTGGCATAACAAATGCTGCGTTTACATAAGCATTTTTTAAACCATATGCTCCACCTAAATTAGTGGAATTTTTATAAATTGTTGCATCAACAAAATTTGCAGCATCACTACGAACAAACGAATCTATTAATATCAAAATTTTACTTGAAGAACTTGTTGGTGTAATAGATGCGGTTAATCCTATAGAAACAAAACTTCCCGATGAAGAAGAAAACGAAGAAGTAAAAGTAGAACTAACCACTTGCAATACCAATCCCGGTACTCCAGTAATTTGATTATTAGTACCGTTCAATACAATAGACATTATTCAGCGCTCGCTAATTGTTCTTCTGTTGGTTCTGCCAATGTTGCATGATTCCATTCTCTGATGTAATCACCACGGCCGTCAGAATCATTCTGAAGCATAATTGTGCCACGACCTGGCATAAAATCAGCATCAGTTAGTTCTGGATAGATTGATAGAATTTTTTCGTATAAAGTTTTCATTTTGTTTCCTTTTAAATATTAAACAGCTCTTGCTAAGTAACCTTGAAAATAACCAGATGCACTATTTCCGCCTTGGATTGTTGCACCACCTGCGGCATATGCATAAAGTTCAACATAATCGGTTGTGCCATTTAGATATAACATGGAACTAACCACATCTCCTGCTCCATTATTGAATCCTGCAGAACTTATACCTAAATCTAATCCATATCTAGCAACACTACCATTTTTATACAAGGCTATAATAACTCTTGTTGGTGATCCTGAAGCCGCACCCCACATACCATTAAATTGATAGTATCCGGCAACAGTAGGAGTAAACCTATAATTTGTTGCGTTATCATAACAACTAGCTGTATCCCATTCTTCTGTACCACATTGCATTTTTGTAAAAGTACCTGAAGAAATACTTTGATTTCCTGTAACATAAGCACTAAATGCTGGTGCAGCCACACCATTATATTGTAACTGAATATTACCTGAAGTATCAGGAGTAATTATTAAACCGGCAGAGGTACTTGCGTTAATTGTTGTGGTCATGCTAACTGTTCATCCGTAGGTTTAGGTAATGTTGGGTGTTCCCATTTGGCAATATAAACACCATTACCTTCATCTTGCAACCTGATTGAACCCATAGACGGAGAAAAATCAGTAGCAACTAATTCTGGATAAAGTGCAACAATTTTATCATATAAACTCATTATGCACCTCTTAAAAAACAACCGTTAAAGTTATAACCATAAGAATTGGAACCCATATTTAAAGTGCTACCAGAATCTTGATATACATAACATTCAACATAATCAGTAGAACCATTAAGATAACAAATTGTTGATGCACATAAAATCATACCTTGTCCGTTATAAGTGCTCATTAATCCGTTGGTTATGCTTGTTGCTGCATTTTTTAGAAAAAATAATTCTCCGTTTTTACCAGATGCCGCACTTGGAAAATACATAGAAGCAGTTAATAGATAATACCCAGCAACAAGTGGAGTCCAGCGAGATGTTGAGGTATTAAATGAACTTGTTGTATCAAAATCTTTTGCTGCTAAATTAACCTTAACGGAAGCACCACTAGCACAACTAGTCAAAGCAGTACCATAAGCCAAAAATGCAGGACCACTTAGACCAACCGTGCCGGTTTGTGTAGGCAAAGTTAGAGTAGTTGAACCTGCAGCCGCTGGTGCCGCCAAGGTTACTGAACCACTTGTATCTCCAAGAATTACTAATGCTGTCATACGATTACCCATCTACTTCCAGAACCAATTGTTACATTGGCTGAAAGTGTTATTGGACCAACAGAGATTGCTGAATTGTTGGCGCTGATTGTATACGGATATGAAACAGTCTGTGTGTTCTCAATAATTGGAACACCAACTGACATAGCAGTATTTGCGGTGGAATTACCCACCATTGTTGCTGGTATTTTTGTGAGTGCCATTTATTTATTCGTCCGCTGGTAAAGGAGTATTGCCTTCTGCTACCCATGCAAGGTAGGCTTGGTAGTCTGTGTTGTCGGCACATAATGGAATAGATAAATTGCTATCAGTTTTATATATGCAAATTGGTTCATTAGTTAATGGGCTTGTTTGTCCTAATTTATACATTTATAACTCCGCAGAAAAAAGAATATAAGCAGAAGTTGAATTGTCCGCCCTTAAAACATAACCTCTAAAACCAGTAATGCTTGATGCCGTGCAAATTATATAAAATAGTTTTGAATTTGCTGTGCTACCATTTATTGAAATTCCAGTAACAGCTAAACCACTTGTATTATCAGGTGGTACTACTCTAAAACTTCCACTTGATGTTACTGAAGGAACAGTTCTCATCACTGTTGGTGGTGTGACTTGTGCATCTACCCATCCATTAGCTGAATCACCAAAGCCAAATCCTATTGCCGAATAAGCAACATCACCGCCAAATCTTTGTGCATACCTTTGGCACATTCTCAATTCATTTCCGTAATCACGGTATTCAAAATTTGTTGTCGTGGTTCCAACTTCCAGCTGGACACCAGTAATGCCCATGGTGAATGTTCCAGAACCACCACAAAGAATATTGATTGACAGTCCGTTAAGCACACCACTTGGTAAATTATTCCATGTGTATGTATATCTAACCCATGAACCCGTTAGTGTTCCTAAATTTTGTTCTGAAATGGTTGTTGTGCCACCAAAATTATCTGATGCAGTTGCATATGCCAATGATGCGTATAATGTGGTGGCATTTGAAATATTCTGTGCATAGAAACTAAGCGTAACACTTTGACCACTTAAATCAGAACAATTTGCCGCTTCAATTTTATGAATAGCAATTGGATTACCTGAAGTGGCAGTAATACTAATACCTTTACTAAATCCTGTAGGTAGACTAGAAGTTAAAACACTTGATGTGCTACAACCACTTAATTGCCAACGGTCAACAAAGTAACCTGAAGTTACACCTGATGTTGTGCCTCTTTGGTTAATAACCATGCCACCATTGATAACTCTATTTTTGTATCCAGTAGAAACACCAGAGGATGCTGAAGAAGCTAGTATTGCGGCTTGTGTCATTATGCGGCCCTCACTAGTGCGCCATTGAAATAACCAGTTTGTGTATTACCCGAATAAAAAATATTACTTCCAGCAGAAGATGAATTTAAATATCCGTATAGTTCCACATAATCGGTTGTACCATTTAAATAAACGATAGACGAAATGCTTGTATAAAATTCATAGGTTGTGTAATTACCTAAACCACTTCCACGTTTATAAATTGAACCATTTTTGTATATAGCAATTAATGAATAATTTAAACTTGTTCCATATGTGTCTAATTCACCATTAATTTGATAATAACCAGCAACAGTTGGAGTAAAACGACTAGAAGCAAAATTACTATTTGTATCAAATTCTTCTGTATCTAATGTTACTTTAGTCCATGTAGCATTAGAAATACTTGTTTGATTAACAGAATTATAAGCACTAAATGCTGGTCCTGTTCCTGCCACACCAGTTGCAACTTTAGTTTGACTAATAGCACCATCAGAAATCAATAAGTTATTAACTGCATTTGCTGTATTTGGTATTGCATTTAATACTGAGCTAACATAGAATGATTCTGTAACAACTAAATCACCAGCAGTTGCACCGCTTGCCAACACCACAGAAGTTCCGTTTGTCGCAGTAAAGTCTGCTGAACCCAACATGACACCGTTTCTGTATACTGATATAAAACCTACTGTGTAACTTGGTGGAGTAAATGTGGTTTGACCAGCCGTTGCAGTAAATTCGGTAAGTGTTCTGTATGCGGTAGTGGTAACACCTGATGCAGGTATTCCCAAATATCTTACAGAAATATTTCCTGTGGCACTTGGTGGTGCCGCTGAGAAGTTGAGTGTTTGTCCTGAAATAGAATATGTATCAGGAGATTGTAGAACACCAGATACAGAAACAAGTATGGAGGCAGGATTAGCTGGTGAGACCGACATGGTAAATGCAGTCGTGCTACCGGTACCGTTAAATAAATCGGTGACAAATGCTGATTGTGTAGGACTATTTCCAATGTATGACATTAATTATCCTTATAGAGCCGATATCACAAAAGCTAAAAGTTGGTCATAACGAACACCAAGTTGCGTAACTTCAACCGCACCTTCTGTGTCGGCTGTGTGTGGATCGGATGCTTTTCCAGCTTTACCATCAACTTCATACCAAGTATCAGAACAGAACATACCATAATGGCTGGGGTCTAAACCTTCTGCAATAAACGCAGATTGAACATCTTGTGCAATTACACCAACGTGGATACGAGCACCATCGCCTTTTTCAGCAACTGAATCATTCCATTTAAACGCTTTAATTAAACCTTTAATGCGTGTAGCCACTGCTTTTTCTTTTTCGTCAAGACTACGAATTTGCTGTTTTTGATTGGCATCAGAAGTATTAATTGTTCCTGATACAGCATACACAACAGTCCATCGATATGATGGATAACCTAATTTAGCTGTGTTATCTGGATAAGGATAAAATTGTGCATTGTCAGCAGTATATTGAATACCTGTTGGAGAAACTGGAGAAATAATAAAGTTGGCGGATTGATACCACGCTCTTGGAACCCCACCACCATCAGACAATACAATAGTATTGCTTGCTGTCCGCATATCTAATGTATTTTGGTTTCCACTAAAACTCCCAAGAAATACTTGGTTATAACCTGTTGTTACTAGATAACCTGCTTGTTTTCCAATAAAAGTGTTGGAGCTTCCAGTTGTGTAGTAACCTGATGTATGCCCAACAAAAGTGTTTTCAGAGCCAGTTGCAGAATACCCGCAATCTCTACCAATAAATACATTGAACTGTCCCGTAGCTTGAGAATACCCAGCGGTGTATCCAACCGCCGTGTTATATCCATTTACATCATCAGTTCTATTTGCAGAATATAGTGCTCTGTATCCTACAGCAGTGCTACCTCCTGCGGTGGTATTTGAAACGAGTGATTGATAACCAATTGCAGTATTGTTTGAACCTGTGGTATTATATGCAGCTTGATAACCCATTGCTGTATTAAAACCCCCAGAACTATTTGAGTTTAAAGTTCCTTGGCCAACCGCAGTATTGGTGGCAACTGAACCTCCACCATTATCTAAAGAGTTGGCAGTTATTTTTGAGATTGCCATTATTTGGCCTCCAATACTTCAATACGAGATTTTAAATCTTCTATAATTGCTTGTTGTTCTTGTATTGCTTTGAGAAGCATGGGCACAAACACTTCTTTCTTCAACATTTTTTGTGTTACTTCTTCGCCATTACCATCTTTATATGTTTGCTCATCAACCATTCCAGCAAAAACAGTTTCTACTTGTTGAGCAATGTAACCTAATTCTTTAGGTGCATTTTCTTCATCTGATTTCCAGTTGTATTTAACAACTTCAATATTCATTAAATCAGCAAGGTAATTTCTAGCTGGTTCAATATTCTTTTTAAAGTTTTGGTCTGATACTGCGCCTACAGTTCCGTTAGCATAAACGGCATATTTAACTGTTCTTGTTCCACCTATATCAGATGCAAAAGCATGAATATAAGCACCAGAAGTTCCTGTGCTTCTATAAGTTGATGTGTAATCAGCGCTTGCTAATAAGTTTCCATCTGTTCCTATTGGTGTTGTGCCGCCAACAAGAAAATTACCACCAGAACTAATACGCATCCGTTCTGTGCCGTTGGTGTAAAACAGAAATTCGTTATTTGACCAAACTCCTGCAATTGCATTATTGTTAATACCACTTGCTTTGCCAAAACGAACATCACCACCATAAGTAGTGTCTTTAACACCAAAATATCCGTCTGTTCCTCCAGCTGGCGTTAACATTGAAACTTGTGACCAAGGACTAGTAGCACCAATACCAATATTACCATTAGAATCAATTCGCATATATTCTACTGTATTACCTGAATTATTCCAGCGAATTGCACTACTTGTTGTGGGTCTAAAATATGGTCCAGAAGAATCTGCAGCTATAACAAGTCCTGTTCCAGCATCAGTCCTATTAAATTGAGAAATAATAGGAGTTCCGTTTTGAACAACATTTAACTTTCCTGTCGGACTAGCAGTACCAATCCCCACATTACCTGCTGTATAATTAATATCAGCACCACTTAAATTCCACAAAGAAAATGCAGAACTAATTTCTGTATTACTTACTGTACCAGGAGCCGGCTTAACCAAATTGGTTGTTGGACTTGTGTAACGAACATAGATGTTGTTTGTGCCACTAGGTGGTGCAGAAGTAAATGTGATTACATTACCTGATACTGTAAATGCTGATGATGGATTCTGTGGTACGTTTTCGATAACCACTTGAACATCAGCAGCTGAGGCAACATTTCTACTTAAAGTAAATGCAGTATTAGAGGCATTACCATTAAAGTAATCTACTTGTGGAACAAATGTTTGATTAGTAAAACTATTCCCAATAAAAGACATTAATTATCCTTATGAGATGACTAGTGCAGATGTAACAACATCCATTGAAGTGTTTGCAGATGACACCACTTTGAGTGCATCGCCAGCAACAAGAACAACCTTTTGGTCTCCGCCAACTACCACAAGAGAACCACCAATAGGTACTGTAGCACCTTTAACCAAATAATAATCTACTGCTGAACGAGTAATATAAACATCAGCAGTAATAGTATTTGCAGTAGAAATGTTTGCACAAGATAGGCCAATAACTGTAGTCTGTGTTCCACCAGAAGCGGTTACAACAGTTGCACCCGTAGTTGGAATATTCTTATTGAGATAACTTGTAAATGTATTGGCCATTATAATCCTTTTCTACTTCTATTTAGTTCGGCTCTTAACCTTTGTCCGGCGTTAATTTTTGCCCTATGCTCTGGTGAAATGACTCTTTTTTTAAGAGATTCACTCATCTTTTTTCTATACTCTGGTGTCTGAGTGTAAGATTTATCCGCTTTACGAAGCTTCTTTTTTTGTTCCTCAGACATAGGAATACCTTTATTAACCGCAGGTTTTCCTTTCATTGCAATTGATTGTTTTCTTTTCTGTTCTTCTGAAGCAGGAACTCCTTTGTTGGCCGCAGGTTTTCCTTTTTTCATTTTAGATAATTTTTGTTTTTGTTCTTCTGACATAGGAACACCTTTATTCCAAGGAGTTCTACCATTCATTTTTTGTCTTGTTGATTCACTAATGGTTTTATTAAAATAACCACCAGTATCCAAATTATAACCATTAGGAGATAATGTATCGAATTCAATTATACATTTTCGTTCCATAATGTTTAAATAATCTCTATCTGTTGCATATAACAATATTTCAAAAGTAAAATTATCTATACCATGTTTACCAATTGCATTTTGTAAATAAAAACATTCACCTTTTTTCTTGGTTACAGATGCTCTTTTATGGCTATTAAATCTTCTTTTAATATTTTTACTTTGACCAATATATTTTTTACCGGTTATAGTATTTGTTATGCAATATATTCCACTATTCATTTATCACCCCAAAGCAATTGAAAAGGCTAGACTTGTTCCAATAACTTCTTGACCACCAGAATAAACTGCATCTGCATAAACATTACCTGAAACACCTAAACCACCAGCACCAATAATAGAACCGGTTATATTAGAAGTAGCTGCAGTTGTGTTTGTTGTTATAATCTGTGCTGCTGTCGTGCCAGAAAAAGCACCTGTTGCACCAGTTGGACCTGTTGGACCGGATGGACCGGCAGGACCTCCAGGTCCAGTAGAACCGGTGGCACCAGTAGAACCTGCACCAGTCGCACCTGTTGGTCCAGTAGGACCTAAAGGACCGGTGGCACCTTGTGGACCAGCAGTCGAAGTAAGATTCCAAGTAGTGCCATCATAAATTAAATACACTAAACTAGTTGAAATATTTAATATTAAATCTTGTGCCTGTCCTTCAATAGTAGAACCATTACGAGCAACTGTCAGATTGTTATTACCCCATGCAGCGCCATCAGAAATAACTTCAATAGTTCCTAAAGATGGAGTTGCTGGTAGTGTTACAGTAAAAGGACCACCAGATGTATCAGCAATGTATTGTGCATTGGCTGTAAGATTTGTATTGGCAGTAACTCTAGTCCATGCGGTAATAGTACCTGTTGCACCAGTTGGACCGGCAGGACCTGTTGAACCTTGTGGACCTGTAGGTCCTGTTGGACCAGCAATACCTGTGGCACCTACTAAATTTGTGTTGGCACCAACCCACATACCGTTAGCGGCAATAACAGTATTAGCGCCTACTGTCAGGCCATTTTTAATTATGAAGTTTGAATTAGTTGCCATTATTTACTTTATTAAACTGGTCTGTTAGCTTCTTGTTGTGCTTCGTATGCAGCAATAACTTCTTCTGTCCACACAGCATTACATACTGCTTGAACTTTTGATTCTTGGTCAGTTACATCTTGACCTGGTGTTAATGTCCAACGGTGATAGGAAGAAGATAATTGATTACCATCTTCCATGATTCGTGTTACTTGACGAACCTGAACAATTCCGTTTTCTACTACTTCTACTTTATCGATTACTACTTCTTTTGTTAATGCCATTTTCACTTCTCCTTTTGTCCATCTAAAGAATCCACTTTAGATAATTTATAATTAAGCCGTAAAATAAGTTAATGTGTATAACAATATAGCGTTAGAATCCATTTGAACGGCAGTCCAAGTATTGTTATCTCTATTAGCATAAATATTTGCAACAGTATTATTACCGTTTGTATATAGAGAAAAGAAAATACTGCTTGCTGGAACGGCAATATTATACATCATTACGGTTCCAATTGGATTAATACCTGTTGTGCTAGAACTCGTAAAAGGAAAACCTCCAATCTGCATTGACCCTGTTCCTGTAGCAGAAGTCCAATCCATTTGGGCGCTAATAGTTACAACATTTCCAATTCTTGTATATTTTCCATATTGAGAACTGTAAGTTGTTGTTCCAGTAGAACTGCCACCATAAACAATAGGTGTAAATGTACCTTCTTCATAATCATCTAATGTATTAGGATCAGATGAAGCAACTTGTGCCGCTGGAAAAGCAATACCCATACCTGAAGATGGTGTAACTGTCCCTAATCCAATACCATATTGATTTGCCACAAATACAGAAGGTGATCCTGTGTTTGCTCTAAATGTGTGAACAGATGCATCATAATAATTTGTAGAACCGCCGGCATAACCAACACGAATAGAAGCACTCAATGGATTAACTACATGAAGTAATGAATCTGGACTTGTTGTTCCAATACCCACATTGTTTGCAGATGTAATCGTTACTGCTGTGTTACCATTTGTTTGTAGAGCCAATACTCCGCTATTGTCAGAGGCGTATTTAAGACCTACTGAACCTGATGATACACCATTGTCTGCATTGACGGTTGAAGGCATTAATTATTTCCTTTCAATGCGGCAATTTCTGCGGCTTGTGCATCTACTTTAGCGTTTAGTTCTTGAATAGCGGCAGTTAAAGTAGCCACTAAGAATGATGTGTCAACACCTTGTGGCTCAATATCTCCATTTTTATTTACGGCATCTTTTTTTCCACTTACTGCCTCTGGACAAACCTCTTGCAATTCATGGGCAATAAAACCTTCACTTGCAGAACCGTTAGCTTTCCATTTGTAAGTAACAGGTTTTAACAACGCTATTTTAGCCAAAGCACCAATCATTGGTGTAATATTTTCTTTTAAACGATAGTCAGAAGAAGTCACATAAGACGTAGATGATCCGTTACTTTCAATCTTACCTACTTGTGTACCTGTTACATAAAATCTTGTATATATGCCTGATGAATATCCGCTTGCTTTAGACAAATATAAATTAGCATCAGTATTTTCTTGAATAGTAAGGATTCCTGGATTGCCACTATCATTTAAACATATACCCATATTTACAGAACTGCCAGTAGCCATTCCTGATTCAGTTGTTTTACCAACAACAACAGCACCAGTAGATTTAATACGCATCCGTTCTGTAGATCCTGTTTGAAATGCTAAAACACCGCCTTCATTAACCAACGTTGTAATGTCTGTAGAAGAACTACCTGCTGCATAAACAGAAAGTCCTGCTCTAACATTTC